AGAGCCGCCTTGACGGTCTCGAATACGGCCCGCATGCGCTCTTGGATACCGCTGTGATCTTGGATGGTGAATGCTCTCATGCTCTATTCCGGTGAATATTTATTAAAAAGTATTCAAGGGTTTGTTATTACTCCGTTCAGCAATCCCATTCCCGCAAAGCGTGGCGTGACGCTTCAACCACGCTGTTGCCTGCGGCTCTTAAATCTCCGTAGGTAGCAACCACCTCCACAACCATTCCCGCATCTCTCGCACGGGTTAGCATTGCAAACACCACGTTTATTGGGTCAGGCTCAATTGCTGAACCAGCCGGTGAACGAGACGATTCAATTAGTACGTCATCTTCAAATATGTCAGGCGTCGGTAGTTCAGGCTGTTTAAAACTATCTGCGTCAAATGTCATCGCTCGTTACCTCAATCGTTACGCCACCTTTCTCGTCCGCCCCTTGGTGATATCCCGCACCGTAGAGATCCCGCATTCGAACTTCTCCGCTATCGCCTTGTACGACAGCCCGTGGTCTCTCAGTGCGAGAATGAGTTGTACATCCTCCATGTCCATCTTTGCGCGGTGGTGCTTGGTATCTCTCCCCCGCATCCGGTCGATGGTCGCCTGGCGATAGCCGTAGACATTGCGGATATGGGCGTCTGATTTGGTAGCGAGCAGGGTATTCATGCCCTTGCTCTCAATTACCCCCATGATCCGATCAACGCCGGCACTGTCCCAGGGAGTACAGGCTACGGCGCTGATGATGCGCTCGTTGATGATTTCTTGCTGCATTCTTGACGCCATTTTAGCCTCCAAAATTAAACGGGATTACCTGCCCTGGACGGGATATGATTTGCTGGGATGCAGGATGGAACCACAAGTTAAAAACACCCTCGTATTCCCCGTGCCTTTGCTTCGCAACCGTCATCGTGATGTCTGGCTCGTCTTCGTTCACTTCTTCCTTTAGCCGGATTTTCTCTTCCTTCGCCTTGTTCCGGTGGACGATGAAAAGGTTGTCAACGAGATTTGTTAGCGCAGATGATCCGAGAACATCGAACTTGCCCGGCCTTTTGTTTTCGGATTCGCCCTTCCGCATGTGGGCAATCAGATGGACGTGCACGCCTAATTGCTTGGACAGTTGACAGAGCTGATCAACAAAACGCTTTTGCTTGTTGTAATCGTCGTCGTCAATGCCGCACTTCATCAGCGAGTCGATAATGACGTGGGATATTCCCAGTTCGGCGGCGCAGTACGAAACCATGCCGAGTATCGTCTTCGTCGGCACTTGGTCGGCTCTATCGTATATCCACAGCCTGCCCTCTGCCCAGTCCAGGAACCTACCCTGGAAATCCTCGTCTACATCGTTGCACCCTGCCGCCTGCCGTACCATCCGCTGTAGCGTTAGCGGTGGTTTCATCTCCATCGAAGCAATGCAGACCTTGGTAACGGGTAGAATCCAAAGCGCCATCATCCCCGTGATAAGCGATTTTGAATGGCCGTTGATGCCGGCCCATATCGACACCTCTCCCTGGCGGAACTGCACGTGGCTGTGCGTTTTACCCCATGGCAGGAGTTCACCTGAGCTAATGCCATGATTCCTGAACGTCTCCGCTAAAGCATCCCGCCAATGCGACGGTGATCTGATGTCGGAGAATTCCCCGAGCTGCAGGTATTTTTCAAAGTCGATGTCGTTGGATAGGATCATATTCCGCCAGCCCCGTATGCCAGACATCTATCGGATGCCACCTCATCCTCCCACCGCTCGCCATGAATGTACGTAGTGGGATTGGGGATGAATTGTTTATCCGTCTCGCTGTACCGGATTGCGCAGTCCTCTGTGGCTTTTTGTTTTTTCTCTTCCGTTAAGCGATTGAATGCCGCTCGCGCTTTTTTCTTATCCACCTTTTTTGGGTACCGATTCCAAAACGCAATGAATATATCTTCTCTTCTCTTCTCTTCTCTTAATTCGGACTTTTCTGGATTATGTCCTGATGGTGTCGGGAGAGTATCCAGAGAGTGTCCCGATAATTTTGCGTCTCGAAGTAGCTTCTGAGTGTATTCGTCGGTCCTTTTTGCCATTTTCAGGCATGTGATAACGCCGCGATCATCTTCAAACAGGCCCGTATCTACCATGAACGTCATGATTTCCTGCACCTTCGCGTAATTAATGCCGGTCCTGTATCCGATCATCTCTGCGTCATGTTCCAGCTCGAATGTGAGATTGTGTTTTTCTACCTGCGCCGCGATTAATTCGAGGCAATACCAGTACAATCCGTATCCCTCCATGCCGTAACGCATAAGCACTTTTTCGAGCTTTGCGTCAGTTCTTGCGTCGCTGTCATGCCGGAACCATTTCATTAAATAGCCCCCTGTGACTGCAAAAACCTTTTAGCTTGGTGGCAATGGGATATTTCACGATCTGTGAGCTTCTCTCCGCGCTTTAGCGCAGCCGTTGCTACCTGGAGATAGGTACGGGCCTTGCTGACTCTCTCCTGTGTTCTCCGCTTCTCTGCCATCTCTTTTTTGGCGAACGCATGCGGCGGGGATGATTCATTGTTGTCGTGGAACAGGTCGGCCAGTGACAGGCCGAGTGATTCCACAACATCCAGGGCCGTACACCCTGCCCAGCATTTCACCAATACCTTACCGTTATGCTCAGTCACAGACAGTGACGGATCGTGGTCGTCGTGGGCAGGGCAGCGAGCCATATATTGACTGTCGCCCTTTCTCTTTACGCCATCCAGCATGGCCACAAATTGATCTGCATTCATGCTAGCACCTTCCTAAGCCGCCTAAACAACGCCTTGATAGACAGATTCTTGTTGCCGCTGTGCTTGATCCTCTTGGCCTGACGCATGGCTTTTTGCTGCTCAGTTCTCACAGCCCAGCCCTCCTGGCCCGCTTCTCCAGATCATCCGCACAGGATGCACAATACTGGCACCCCGGCACCGCTAGTTGACGGGCTGAGGGGATCTGCAAGCCGCACTCAGCGCAGTTGTCGGCGCTGTCCTTGGTCATGTCAACAGAAATCGGAGTAATGCCTCTTGCGGCATGTATGGACCGCTCCAGAAAATCTTCGGATATTTCGTTCGCTCTATCTATTGGGTCGCCCATGATGTCTCCTCAAAGCCAATATTGTTTTTAGATGACTGATAACGCGGTCCCGCATGTGTTCCGGCACTTCGTTTTCCACGGCCCGATTCCGCTCTTCATACGTTGGCAGGCTGGCTATGTGGGCCTGCCACATAGGCGCCGACCAGGTGGTCCTATCGGTAAAATCAGGCAAGAAAATACCGCCTTTACCGCACCCGGTTGCCGTGACGGTTGATGTAGGGCTTGTACTGGGTGACTATACTGATACCTCGGTCTCGGAGATCCTGGACCCTTGCCGCCAGTCTCAGGACGCCGTGCTTGATCATGTCCTGCTGCGTCACGCCCTTACGGGTCCGACGCTTGAGCTCGCGCAGTACGATTTGTTCCTGGTTCATCCTATTGCCCTCATGCGGTGGCTGATTCTTCCGTGAAGTACCCCGACTCCATCAGGTACAGGGTCTCCGCCTCGAACGCGTCGGCATGTTTCAGTTTTTCCCCTGCCTCCTGGCGTAGCCGCTGCGGGATAAGAAGGCGCTCATCAAGCACCAGATCCATTCGCTTTACGTAGACAGATTCGCCATTACGTCTGGCTGGGTACCGATCTTGTAGGCCCTCGAACATCTCGACCTGCCCGCCATTACCGTCTTCATCGTAAGATTCAAATCGCTTTCTTAAGATGCCTCTCGCAACCTGTCGTATCTCGAGGTTGCAACCATAGGACACCAGCGTAGGAGCGATAGAATTCGGGTCGATCAACTCGAGCACCCGCTTGGCAACAAAAGCCGGGGATATCGCTATCTCTGATTCACTCTCCTCGATTACTGAGGAAATATGGCTTGTCAGTTTTTCGTTAAAGTCTTTCATTTGTCAGAATCTCCTGGCATAGGACAATCATTGATTCAGCGGCCCTCATCACATCGGAGCGCATGCTGTCGGTCAGTTCATCTATCAGCTGGTGAGGGTCCGCAGAAAACACTCCTCGACCTTCAAAATCTCGTAGCCTTCCCCATAACCACAATGCATCCTCGTCCATCGGTTTCTTTGCGGCTGGAGGTGCGGGGCGTGTTTTTAAGATCCCGGTCGTGCTTGGTCTTGATGGAGTGCTTAACGCTTCTTCAAAGTCCTTATCAGGAACATCCGCCAGTTTCTGCCAACGCTTTGCCTGGGTGTTTGAGATGTTCGCGGACTCTTTGGCTTGGGCGTATTCGGACTGCGACTTTGGTTCAGCGTGACCCGAGGTCAAATCTGTTCTTGCTCCCTGGTTTCGCTCCATCTCCCGCATCATCTGGCCGGCCTTTCTCTCGGCCCTGATGCGGATCTCTGTTGCCTTCCTTTCAGCATCGGTGTTCATCGCTTGACGCGCATAGGCCTCCATTGCCATGGCCTTGTCTCGAATGTCCTTTACCTCATCAACCTGATGGCACTCGGCGATGGCTGTGCACATGGCGTCATATCGGATTAGCTGGGTCACTGGTGTTTTACCTCGGCAAGCTTCTTCTGTAAGGCTTCAATCTGCCTCTCGATCTCTTCCGGGGCTTGCCGGTAGAGGTATTTCGCGACCAGGTACTTGACCGGCTCGATATCCCCCGTGACCTGCATAAAAAGCTCCAGGTCATCCAGGGTGAAACGTGCGCTGGTGCCATCCCCCTGAGCGAGCTTGTTTGAGAGTTGGCTGGGTGAGTAGTCCATGTCTGCCGCGATGGATTTCTGTGACCGGCCCTGGTGATGGACCCGGTTCTCGACATAGGCCCGGCATGACGAATACGCCTTGGTGATGTCGCGGTCGAAATCTATGGAGAGCTGATTCATTTTTCTGTTCCCACCGGTTTACTTGGCTTTACACCGCAATTCCGCCTAAAAAAAAGACCCAGCCCCTGTTGCCAGGGGTGGGTTGTTAATCTCCCGTGTAGGGAGAGAGGAGGAATTCATGCGGCAGATTCATCGGCTATCGGCGGTGCCCACTCGGGGTCCGGGTAAATGTCCGGACGCATTTCATGCGGAGACACCCGGCCCTCTGTCGCCCGGTAAAGAGGGATTACCTTCTCTGCCGGGATCGGGGACCTGTCTTTGCACCAGTGGGATACGTACCCCTGGGTGACGCCGACTGCCTTTGCAATCTCACCCTGAGTGGCAAGCCGGTTTTCGAAGAAGTCTTTCAGGTTCATCTGCCTCACCTTTATGTTCTTAGGCAGATAATAGGCGGCCTATTACACAATGTCAATAGGGTGCCTATTCGGCACTTAATACCAAACGTATTAAAATTTGATCTATGGCAATGAAAACCAGACCACTGACAGAAAGCGAGCAAATCGCCCAACAAAACCTACGGCGCATCTGGAACAAAAGGGCGCGACCGCTAGGGCTGACGCAGCAGGCGTTGGCCGACTCCTGGGGGCGCACGCAGGGCTATGTGGGGAACATGATCAACGGCAAATCGCCCATCAGCATCGTGTATGCCATGAGATTTGCCATCGCCCTGCAGGTGGACGCCAGAGATATCCACCCTGACTTAGAGGTCCTGTCAGGATCGTTAGGCACCGGACAATCAGATGAGATAGGTATGCTCATCGAACTATACCGCGCCGCCAGCGCAGACGCGCGGCGGGCGGTATTGACGGTTTTATATGCTGATGTTGAGCGAGGCGGCGATGTAGATTTTATCCAGAATCCCGCCGGGAGGAAGGCCCTGGAGTCTGACACTGACAGGCAAGGGACGCGCGGGCCAGGCCTGCAGACACCATCTTGATGTCATTCAGGATAGACTCGATCCCGGCGCCGTTCCGCCCGTTCCATTCAATGCGCAGATAGAGCGCAACAGCGTTGCCTATCAGGGATAACAACCTTGCCCGCTCCGGGCAATATCCACATCCAGTGTTTTTCTTTTTTTCCATGTTTCACCTCCTGCAGAAGGAGGATTCTAAATTCTTCGCAGGCTCAAACCGTGAGCCCGTCACCTGTCTATGCTCCAGTTCGTCACCCGCCCGTCTTTGAACCGAACGTACTTCGATTTGATCCTGCTCCCAGAGTGGTCCCACCACCACCAGCGTTCCGTGCGCCCAGACCCGCTATCACTTACGTCAACCTCGTCAGGCCGACCCCAGGCCCGCTCAACTTCCCGCTGGGTCATGCCGCTCAGGACCTCGCCCTTTACCGTGGCGTTTCGGTAGCGCAGCCGGTCACCGTACCCCCTATCCTGGTCGGCCACTCTTTTTGCGGCCGGCCGCCGCCCGATCTCGATCAACCCTGGCCGCACCATAGATCCGTTGCCGGTAGCTGGGTCGCGCACCTGGATACGCTTGGCCGACTGACTGGGCGGCGGGGTATCGCCAAAATGGACATTCCCGTCCTCGTCGGTCCATTTCTTGACCCCTCCAGCCTGGCTGGTTGTGGCGATAAGGGCCAGTGAGAGCGCGATCATTGCAGTCCTTTTCATGTCTCCTCCGGTGGTTTGATTTCACACTTTCCATTCTCTCACAGTATTTTTTTTAAAAATAATACGCGCCCTATTGACATAGGGTAATACGCGGCCTATTATACTACCCACGTACAACGAAACAGGACGCAGACATGACCAGCGCAGAACTCGCAGCAATCACCGGGATATCCGCAGCTGACATTGAGGCAAATGCGCGGTGGACAGCGGAACTGATGGCTGCCGACGGGATCGCCCCGGAAATGCTCAACGATGAGAGCAAGAAGAATTTCGCGATGGCGTATCTGTCCGAGGTGGGCCGGAGAATGGCAGTCATGCAGGAGCACTATTTTATCCGCACCGGGGCCGCTGAGGCGCTGTGCGGCATGTTGCTGACGATGCTGAAGCAGGACCAGGCATGACCCACTCCAACCCACAAGCCTTTATCGACGGACTGCTCTACAAGATCGGTCTTCGCGGCATGGTGTTTGTCCGGGTCAATGGTAAATGGATTCGGTCAACCAGGACGCCGGACGAGGTTATCTCGGCGGCTCGGCAGGGCGTGGCAGGGCGCGGCGTGGCAGGCTAGGCAAGGAAACAGGCAGGTAACTATGAACCACATCACCACCATTTGCGGCCCCCGCATCTACGAGTACAAAGGGTGGCTATTTCAGTGCGACTGGCAGGGAGCCTGGCCGCTGCGTAAGGACCTGGAGCTGAGGAAGCGGGCAGGGGATAAATTCTGGTCCGTGATCGAGGAATTTCAAGACGAGCCTGACAGGGAGCAGTTCAGGGTCGGTGGTGGGTGTATCAGATGTTAGGGGGAAAAATGAATCTCGCGCAATACGAAAATCAGCAGGACCAGGAATGGCTGAGGGATCTTGCTATCGAGCAAAGAGTGGCGGAGATACTGGCCGATCCCCAGGAGCTGGACGACGCCATAGGGGATGTTATCTGGTCCGGCCCGGAGGTTGTACAGGCCAACTACGCCAGACTCCTGTCACGGCTGGCTACGGCCTCCGTAGAGGAATGGGCAAGGCTGCGGGATGAGTATCAGGATCTACAGAAGGGGATCGCGGAGGAATACGCAAAAACTTCTACGCCGAGGCCGGCATTACTTAGGAGGCAGGCGGAATGAAAAAGACACTCGCATTATACGAAACGACATACGGCTGTCATCTCGCACTGGAGTACTACGACGAAGAGCACGACAGGGAGTATCGTCCCGAGTATGTCCGCGTAACCGAACCTGCGGATGTCGATTTTACGGACCTGGATAGATCGGACGTAGCGGCAAATAAGGTTGCTGCCGTTGATGAGTCGATCATGCGCATCCGGGCGGACATCACATTGCTTGAACAGGAAAAGGCTGGACTGATGGCCCAGCCTGCGACGGAGGTCGCTTGAACATGCTCGAATCAAAAAAGGTCATCGGGTTTATTCTGTTCGCCGCACTGCTACTGGTGGCACCAATCAGCCTTACTGCGATGGGGGTGTTGTGATGATCTGGGGCAGAGACTTATCCAAACTACGATCCAGCAGGCTGCGAGTGCTGTGGTATCGGGTAAAGCGGTTTTATTGGCAGGTGCCGGAGTTGTAACGACCAGCACAGCCGAGAGGGGCCGCGCAGCGGTTGCGAAGGAGCTAGAAAATGGTTGATTGTTCAAAATGTATCCACAGGGGAAAGCCTATGGGCCTATCACAGGATAGTTATTGCTCCAACTGCATACATGCCGAACCCTGGAGGCGTGATCATTACGATGAGGGTGCTGTCGGTGGAGTCCCGCACCATAACTGCGACGGTTGCGCAAGAGAGCTCCCTGTTGTTGATGGGTTGCATAGACAGGCTAACAGGGCGGTGATGGTGTGTACTGCGGATAGATACACATAACGCTTAACTCAGGCGACCGCTACCGCGCCTGCGAACTGAAATTTTAACGGAAGTCGACACGCGGCAGCGGGTCGGCTGGAGTGACGGGTTATGTTGCAACTCAGATGGGTAACGAAGACGCGAGCAGTTAAGTTCAGCACAAACCCCGGCGCAATAGGGGCCGCGACTTATGACGGAACCGAGAGCTATAAAGTGCTGCAATACAGGGTAACCAAGCAGCATGACGTGTATGGGGTTATTGCCACCGAGTGGCAAGATGTGCCAGATGAAGGACGGATAGATTAGCAACATAACAGGTGGTTATGCGTCTCGCGCAAATACTGAGAAATGTTACTCGCGCCAATACTGAGAAACCAGACATGACCAACCGACGACTACAGATAGACCTACGCAACGCCGTTACCCGGCTACTGGGCATGGGGTACGAGATAGACCGGGACCGCATGACCCTGACCAGGGGTAGATCAGTGGTCGAGTATGGGCGCGGGATTTTGATTAGGAGTTAATTAAATGTCAGAGAAAACACATTACAGGAAAGCGTTCAACTCGCCGTATCTGTCTAGCGCGGATATTGTCGAGCCTACGGTACTGACCATAGCGAGGGTATGCCTGGAGGATGACAAGACGAAAAAGAGCAAGGACATTTTCAACACGGCTTATTTCGTCGAGGCTGAAATCCGGCCAGGTGAAAAACTGAAACCGATGATCCTGAACGCGGTCAACTCGCGGACGCTAAAGGATCTTACCGGGTCTCATTTTATCGACGACTGGAACAATGTCCCGGTAACGGTCTACGTCGATCACAACGTCAGGTTCGGAAGGGATACGGTCGAAGGGCTCCGGATCAGCACGGAGAAGCCGAGAACGCAGAAGCCGGAACTGACCCCGCAGAAAGCCAAGGCGTGGAAAAATGCGATAGCCGCATTTGAGCGCGACGGTGATCTTGATGCGGTGCTGGAGAGGATGACTATCTCCGATGAGAACCAGGCCCTAATCATGGAGTCCGCCAATGTGGCACAACATTGAGCAGAATGCCGATGAGTGGCTGATGCTGAGATCCGGGAAGGTTACGGGGTCGGCCATCGGAAAGATTATGGCTAATTACGGCAAGGAGTTCGGAGATCCCGCCAAAAAGCTAGCTGTTGATATAGCCATCGAACGGATCACCGGAAAGATCGTCGGAGGATCGTACAGTAACGAGCATATGGAAAGAGGCCATGAGCAGGAGCCGATTGCCAGGATGCTGTACGAAGAGGAATATTTTTGCGACGTGACGAACGGCGGCTTTTTCGACAATGGTATTACTGGCTGCTCTCCAGACGGCTTGATAGGCGAGTCGGGAATGATAGAGATTAAATCCGTCATACCATCAGTGCAATATAAGCGAGTAAAAACCGGCCTCCCAGATCCGGCCTACAAGTGGCAGATCGCTTTTAACCTGCGCGAGTCAGGCCGGGAGTGGATAGATTACGTGAGTTTCTGCGCCGGCTTCCCAGAGGAGAAAAGGCTGTTCGTTCGTAGAATACGCGCCGATCAACTGAAAGAGCAGTTTATCCAAATAGATACCAGGCTGGCCGAGTTTGAGGCGCTGGTTAATCAAGTGAAACACGACATACAGGAAGCACCATAATGGCTAAAGACCTGAATTTATGCCAGTTCATCGGAAGACTTGGCAAAGACGTTGAGACCCGATACACCCAAGACGGGAAAGCGATAGCTACGCTATCCATAGCCTGCGGGGAATCCTGGAAGGACAAAGGGACTGGCGAGAAGAAGGAAAAAACCGAATGGGTACGCATCGTCGCGTTCGGGAAACTGGCGGAGATCATGGGTAAATATCTGTCAAAAGGATCGCAGGTGTATATCTCTGGCCGCATGACTACCCGCAAGTGGCAGGACCAGAGCGGTCAGGATCGCTATACAACTGAGATTGTTGCGGATCAGATGCAGATGCTGGACAGTCGCGGCGGGTCGGGTGACGCACCACGGCAGCAGGGATCATCTGACGCACCACAGTCTGCGCCGATGCCGGATGATGGGTTTGATGACGATATTCCGTTTTGAGTATCCATTTCGAGGATGGCATGAGCATTGAACTTACAAACAAAACGGTTACCTGCCGCAAGAAACACCGCTGCGAGTGGTGCGGTGAGTGGATCGAGAAGGGTGCGCAAGCGCAGTATCGATCCGGAGTTCATGATGAAGAAATGTTTAGCGGGCATCAGCATCCGGAGTGCTATGACGCGATGATTCGCAGCGACAGGTCAGATTTCGATGATGGATGCGGTTTCATGCCAATGGAACAGCAGCGTGGCAAGACTATGGGAGAGAGCCACGCATAACGATTAGTGTTCAGTGGCAAGGGCATTGACGGAAAAACGGGGCTGCAGACTCGACTCGCTACGCTAATTGCTTAAGGCGGGCGCTGTGCCCTTGACCACTGAAACCACTGGTTATGGCGCGATTTGGAGAAGAGATATGAAAAACGAGTGTAGCTGGGAAGGTATGGCGGTGGGGTTTATTTTTGGCATGGCCTTAACCGCGCCTTTTTTCTATTGGCTTGGTACTCAAGCGCCATAACGCCTTTCTCAGTGGTGCCGCCACTGAGGTTTGAATAGAACGCCGGACTACCCGGCATCCACTGGAGATACTGGTTATGCGATACAGCCGAGAGGGGCCGCGCAGCGGTGACGAATCGGATGGTGTTGCTGGTTAGTGTGAATATTACTGGAGATTGATATGGACGGAATGACAGCGGAACAAATTGATGTTTCAAAAATGAACCCTGAATACAAGGGGATGAAAGTACGTGTAAAGCCGCTGTACGACATTTACGACAATGGCAAACAGAGTGGATTTGGCCTGAATGTGCGACTGCCAGGGAAGAAACGATTCAGTGAGTCCAAGTATATGCCATTCTTCTTTGCTGACGAAGGCGAAGCAGACCTTGCAGCAGGCAAGTTGAATGCGTGGAGCGTTTCACACTAACGATGGAGGTAAGCGCGTGAGCGAAGCGAATCCGCTTGACCGTTTTGTTATGCCTGATGTGCTCGATGTTTGTTGCGGCACAAGAATGATGTGGATAGATAAAAAAGACAGCAGGTGTGTGTTTGTGGACAAAAGAACAGAAAGTTTTTCTATAGCGCCAGGCAGGGCATACAAGAATGGCGCTGTGCTGCATGTTGCCCCAGATAAGGAGGCAAGTTTTACCGATTTACCGTTTGATGCGGATACATTTTATCACGTTGTCTTTGATCCACCGCACCACACCAGCAAGAGACTTGGGAAAACAGGCACCGGAGTGATGGAAAAGAAATACGGCAGGCTTGGCGACGACTGGCGCGAAATGCTTGCAGATGGTTTTGCTGAGTGCTTCAGGGTGCTGAAACCGAAGGGAACACTGATTTTCAAATGGTGTGATACAGAGATACCACTGAGCGAGGTTCTGAAACTCACGCCGGAAAAGCCCCTGTATGGGCACAAGAGCGGGAAGAAAGCCCAGACGCACTGGGTAGCCTTTTTGAAGGCATAACGGGCCGCCGGCTGAGGTGCATGGATAGTGCAACCCATGTCAGCTCAAGCCGGTTGTTCTCCTTGCCGCGTAGCGGCGCACCTCAGGCGGCGGCCCGTTCCCCGGACCGCGGAGCGCAGCGGAGCGGTCTGGGGAACGACCAGACACAGCCGGGAGCGAAGGAGCGCCAGCGACTGAGCGAATCGGCTGGTGGTGATGGTTACGTGACGGAGTTTTAAATGGCAAACCCAAGAGCAAAGGCAGAGCGAAGCAAGGCTAAAGACAAGAGGCAGATGCCCGCAAAGGACTGCACTCCTAAACGTGCGCCGGGGAAGAAGGATAAGCCTGTCGTTGTGGAATACAGGCATAAACCCGGCTACTACGCCTCTACGCTGCCTTGGGGTGTACGGGAGTGGACCCGATACGGAAGGTACAGAACTGTAGATGAGGCCAGAACAATGATAGAGAACTGCGAAAGAAAGCACGGATTCTACGAATACAGAATAGTCACGTAACGCCTGCCGTAACCGGAGGCGAACGAAGTGAGCCGTCCGAGTTGACGGCATTGTTAGCGAGGTTTTGATATGTTGGATGGAACACATTTTTTTGAATGTCGGTGTGGCTCAAGTGAGCATACACTGAGGTTTGTGCTGGACAAAGACCCGGAAGACCCCGGCATACACACAGAGGTTTATCTGAATCAGTGGCGACCTTGGTGGAAACGGACATGGATTGGTTTGAAATATATATTTGGGTACTCATGCAGATACGGACAATGGGACTGCTGGATATTGAGCGATGATGATGCGAAAAGATTGCGAGATATGTGCTATGAGTATTTGTCTCGCTAACGACTTTATTTAAGCGCGGCGGCTTTTTGCCGTCGCTTAGAATTACTTGTTCCCCGGACCGCGGAGCGCAGCGGAGCGGTCTGGGGAACGCCATGCTCAGGCGTGGCGAGTGAAGCGAGGCATCGACTGGAGCAACTGGTTAAATTTCTTTGATAAAATCATTGACAATATACCCAATGGGTATATACTTATAGTCAAGGGGAGGCAAAAAAGCCGAGCCGAAACAAGGGGAATGACATGAAAGACATTAAATTGAAAAAGGCGCAAAAAATCAGGATTATTCGCGACCGGATTGGCGCGCTGGACTCCAACAGTCGGAGTGAATTTGAAACGACAGTGGGCGAGGCGTTCAAAAACGGATATTTTGCGACGAGCCACGGAACAATGAATGTATGGGTGAACCTGGTTGATCACGAGAATGCTGATTACAACGGCGAATCCGTATACACAAAGGACGGCGCGGCGTATGCCAGAGTTCGCGAGGACTGGGAAATAGAGATGGGGCAAGACGGACAATGACCCCCGCAGAGGTCCGGCAAAAGCTGGGCCTCTCCCGCGAGGAGATGGCCCGAGCGATGGGAGTGCACCGGCAGACGTGGGTTAAGTGGGAGCGTTGTGAGCGGAAACCAGACAACGCCGCCGCTCAGTTAATGCACCTGCTCTGCTGGCTGCACGAAAAACGAGGCCCAGCGCTGGCACAGTGGTTGGGGGAAATTTAACAGGTGATTATGCGTCTTCCCTGCTCGTGTTTACCAATATTCGAGCATGGAGTTCTATTTTTGTTCTATTACTGGGGCCAGAAATGGGTCCGTGACGTGGCTTCTATTTGGAATATATCTGGGTAGCTCGATGTTTATGACATCACAAGAAATAATCGACCTCACGGGCTTTAAGTACGCCGCGAAACAGATTGACTGGCTGAAAGAGAACGGCTTTCTGTTCGAGGTCGGCGGCGACGGGCGGCCCAAGGTGCTGCGGTCCTATGTTGTCAACCGCCTTGGTGGTGTGGTAGAACCCGAGCCCCATGAACCGAAACTCCGCCTCGGATGAGAAAAAGGAAATCAAATCGCCATCTTCCGCAGTGCGTCTACCAGAAGCACGGGGCCTACTATTACGTCAAGGGTGGCAAATGGGAGCGGCTTGGGTCTGATCTCCCTACAGCACTGCAGGAATACGCCAGGATAAAAACGCACGGCAAAGGGCTGTCCATCATCGTTGACCGGGTGATTAGTGACGCCGAGAAGCGGGTCAAGCCAAACACCTTGGCGCAGTACCGGCAGGCCGCCGCCACCATTAAGGCGGCGTTTGTGGAATTTTCGCCGGAAAAGGTCAATCCGCAGCACGTGTTCCAGTTCATGGACCACCACAAATCGACACCAAATATGGCTAATCGGATGCGCTCTGTCTTGAAGATGGCTTTTGATTACGCCGTCCGGTCAGGAGAGTGTCAATCTAACCCAGCGGTATCAGTCCCTAGGTTCAAAGAAGCCAAGCGGGACAGGTATATAACTGATAAGGAATATATGGGGATTTACAACGCTGGTTCTCCCACGCTCAGATCAATTATGGATATGGCCTACCTAACCGCGCAAAGGATCGGGGATATCCTGTCTATCAGACTCTCAGATATCACCGCTGATGGGGTTTTATTCAGACAGGAGAAAACGGGTAAGCGGCTGATGGTGCGATCAACCCCCGAGCTATCGGAGGCCGTATCGCGCGCCAAGGCTCTGCACGGGCGTAAGATCACCCCTACCTACCTGCTGGGACAGAGAAACGGCAAGGTGAGGAAATACAGCGGCGTGAAGGGGCTATTTCAGCGAGCAGCACTAAAGGCCGGAGTGGTAGATGTGACGCTGCATGACATTAGAGCCAAGTCGATCACCGACGCAAAGCGGCAGGGCCTAGACCCTCAGGCACTGGCCGGACACACCACAGAGGCGCAGACGGTCAGATATATTCGAGACCGTGAAACAGCGGTTGTTTCTGGCCCGAGTTTTAGACAGCCGTGAAAACCAATTAGACAGATTTTTTTTAAGTGGCTGAATATATACAAAAACAAGCGCACACCCCCATGATGCAGCATCATGTTTGTGAATATCTGCATATGATTGATTTGCAACCAGAACCAGAGCATTGACAGACTGTTAGTATTAGACAATACAGCAAAAACCAGCCATATAAGCCGTTGATTTTATTTACCCAAAGGATTTATTTTAGACAGCCGGAAGACCTGCCGTTAACTTTTCTGGTCCCGCGCAAACGGATGTATCAGCTCTCGAATCTCGCCTTCGCGCTGTACCGTCAACGGATCGCGGCAGGTGATTACCCAGCCTCGCCTGATATGCCGATCTACTCTGTCCCGCAGGTCTAGCTGGTAGCGTTTGTCCAGATCCATCAGGCCACTCGGTGCAGAAACCAGCCGAAGACAAAACTTTCGTCCTTTTCCCGCCGCTCGGCAAGGCGCACGTATGACGCCCCCTGTAGGCTATTGAGCATGCGGAGCATGACCAGTTCGCCGTTCACCTGGCGGCGGCGCAGCAGCTCTTTCAGGGCACCCACCGTCATGCGGCCAACCCAGCCGTCCACCTCGATGTCCGGATAGTACCGCTCCTGGGCGTTCAGCACGTTCAGACTGCGCTGCAGGAAAGTGGCGGCTCGGTGCGTTCCCATGTTGATTCCGGTGTCCGCCAGTTCCTCTGCTATATCAGCAGATATAGGCTCGATCAGATCCAGTTTTAGACTGTGCCAGTAGCGGGCCTCGTAGATTTTTTCCGCCTCTGCGCGCGGGAACTCGGACATTGGCCCCTTGTAGCCAAAACTGCGCGCGGTCTCCTGGGTGATTCCGTATCGGGTGGGGCCGCCGGAGTCGTCCGGGTGATCCACGTAGCCGCCTTCCCGGTCCATGATGACTTGGATTATGTGGCGCTTCAGTTCGCTCACGGTGCGACCTGCGGGATTTTCTTGGCCTCTGAGTTTGGCAGGCACGATCCACTGCCGAACATCAAAACAGACAGATGGACATACCACGCCCGGAAGCTGGACATCCCGTCCTCCAGGCAGATCCGCTTGAGCAGGTCATCGATCTGCCGCTTGTAGGATCTCGGGAGCAGCCCCCGCCGGATCAGCTGATAGCCGGCGTCATGAAACAGGCTGCCGCGCCTGAACGTTTTGGTGTCGATACTCGGCCCGGATGGACCGTCCCAGCAGTAGCCGGACTTGGCGATCAGCAGGCCGTCTTTGCGCAGGAACAGATACTCAGTGTCGGCATTGATGCCGATAATGCCGGACTCTACCTGTGCCGGGCCGACAAGCTGGTACTTATACCCGTCGACCACTCGGTAGACAATGTGGCCGTTCATTTTATCTTGCCAACGAGTTCTCCGATAACCCGGATTGCGTCAGTTCCGCCTGCCTGCTCAGCGATGACATCGACAGAGCAGTCGTTACCGATAGCAATAGTTGCGCCTGCAATATCCCGCGCAGAATTTATCGTAATCGCACAATCACCATCTGCCGTCTTACTGTATCTGTAATTCGCGCCGCCGCTTGTGGCGGTGCCGTAGGGTGATGTCGCGCACCCAGAGATCAATACCATGGCAATCAAAATTATATATTTCATAACCAGTCTCCTATAGATATCCTATTTGGCTCGTGGAAGACCCTATACTGTGCGTATACGGGTCATAGCTTACATTTGTTATCAGTCCTGTGATCTCCGCATCATTTGTATACGCTCCATAATGATCAGTGTCGTAGTCAGTTGACAGCAAAACGCTGAAAAGCCTATTTGTTTTTCTAACAGAAAATAATTTAGGTGACGCCGATTCCGTCGTGGGACCACTGGATACAGATACTCCGTCAATGTCTACATCGAGATTTTTTCCTACCGGGTTTGTCGCTGTTATTCCTAACTGCTGATCAGTTGAGTAGTGCTGGTCAACAAAAGATTTATACAAAATGCCGGTTGTGTTTTGACTCGACGCAACGCACGGTGCTGTTCCCGCATAAAGATCGACAGACACAACCCCGGTGTCACTATATCTATCCCAAATTTTATAGTTGTAGGTATGGAATTCAGCAACGCCAGATGCAACAGTTACCCCGCTTATTTTTAAATCCATTGTCGATGTGATGGTGTCATCGATCTTCATATTCCCAGACCCTGAAATGATAGTCTTGCTGGTTATATAGTAGAAATCTGAACCGCGTAGTTCTGATGTTTTTTCATTTGCTGACGTGAGGGAGAAATCAAATTCAGATGTGTACACTCTATCTATCGAGCGCGACTCTTCGACATAGCGCAAAACACCAGCCTCATCATAAAAACCGCCAATCACTATATCTGTGACAGTGCTTTCCGTTAACTCTCCCTCTATTGATTTCTGTATGTATTGATTTGAAAGCTCGGCTGATGTCGGCGTCCGCTTATTTGACGAGTACTGCGTTGTGCTACTGTATTCTTTATTTCCGGCATTGCATGTAACGGTTTCCGTCGTTAAAACTTCATGCACATATTTTTGCAGTGTGTTAGACGTTTCCGTTGTAACTATATCGGCTATACAGTCATCGCCTGTCTTATAAATTGAATCAGTAGCTGAAAGCCCAGTCCCTGTTTCTGGATCGATTGTGCCGTTAATCTGCACCCTGCAGATCATTGCTAAATATCCGTGGTAATTTGATTGCAAATTCCAAGGGTCAATTTCTATCAGAATATCCCTGCCATCCGGGTTTTGCCTGACTGCATAATCATATAACCCTGAGTGTCGAGTCTCTGAAGTAAAATCGACATCAAAAGTGTGGATGATTTTATTGCTGTAATTGACGGTGGCCGAACCGGTCACATCAAACAACCCAAAGCGTTTTTTTAGGCGCACATTGAATGTCGCTATTTTACCTGCAACAGACACATCGACATCCATCGTGTACGCATTATTCGCTTCATCGATTAGCATAAAATCGTATTTTGAAGGCGGGTGGTACAGATGCCTGTCTTTCCAATCAAACCCCTCAGCAGCATCAAGAACGTTCCCTGTCCTGTCTGGCAAGTCCTGTATTTTTTTGAGCAGGACGTTACTTGGGTTAGGCCAATACGACGAGCCTAGGAATCTTGTGCCGCCAGTTGTTTTGTATAACGTGTGATCAAGCACCTCGCCGTGAAACGGAAATCCGTGAATAGCGATTCGCTTAAATGGAGATGGCCCTGGCTTGCTCATGGCGCGTTAGGGTCTCCATACTCATCCACAGTTTCGACAGAATCTGCATCCAGAAATTTAACAGACGCGATGTCTTGCCAGACAATCACATAAAGCCCATCAGACGAATAGACTGGGTATTCTGGGTGATACGTCCTGTCGGCAAGTACCTCGGTTCTCGGGGATGCTATCCCACCTCCTGACGATTCTGGCTGACTCTCTCGCAGAGTTGATGTTGCCGATCCTGACGGGATTGGCTGCCGCTCGCTGGCACTGCCAAGCCCCTGCCGATTCTTCCGCTGCCTGATCAGACTATTCAGTTCTTCGACTTGTCGTTTGCTCATACGTTGATCACCAGTGTTTCGTCTGGGATAACGATGTTGTAGGTTGTCGACGTGCTGCCGGTCGCCTCATTTCGCACCTCGTCCTCGATCGCTGCAGAGTCGACCTTGAATTGATGTGGGTATATCTCCGCGCCAAAGTCCGTGACCGTGTGGTTGCCGCTGAATCCGTCGTCGTTTGGGTCATGAACCGGGGCGCCTGATTTTCCGCCGAGTTGCGTGCCGAGAGCGGTTGATGTCGCAGGCGGAGTAATAGTTGGCGCTGTTGATGGCGCTGATGGCGCTGTCAGCACGTCTGGGGTTGGTGGCGTGGACGTGCCGGACTTTGATATCGCTATCCGGATTGTTGTGATGGCCTCGCCGCTGTCTATGTCCATCAGATGCCTGACCTCTGCCACCTTTCCCTGCGCCTCGTAGGGCGCGGTATCAAGCTTGGCGGTGTGTGATCGCTCGATGGTAGGAGATATCGGCATCACCTGCCAGGTGACGTAGTTCCTCCGGTGCGCCTCAAGTTCTGCGGCTGCCGCCAGGTTGATCTTGGTTTCGATTGCGTTATCGCTTTCTGTCCGATCAGCCCGGTCTATAATCCAGTCGTCTATGGCGTCTTGGGTCGCTCCGGCCGGAGTCGATGTTTCCTCGGAATCCTCCCAGCTGGCGTCGTCGTAATCGGTCGTCAGTGATCCCTTGTCGGTGATGGCTATCTCGCCAAAATGTGTAATCGACTGCGGCGCCTGCACGGTCATCGTGTAGGTCTCGGTGACGGTCTGCGACCAACGCTTGACGGACGTCCAGGCGGCTTGGCGGACAAGCTGGTCCTGCAAGTCCTCGTTAATGATCCATACGACGCTACCGCCGCAGTTGTAGGTCCCAGAGTCTGGTAGTTCGGTAAATGATATCGGGAGTTGCACGCCCCAGCCAATACCGTTTGCCGCATCGGTGATCTGCTCCTTGTTAGGGAGTTCGTGGGTGTCTGCGTAATAGGTGCAAAAATCCCAGCTTGGAACTTGCCAATTGTAATCATGCTCGCGGTGGATAGACCGGCTGAACCGGTACTCAAATGTGATGACGTTTTTATTGTGTATCTCGCGCTGCCTGGCAAGCTCTATCTCTACGGACCCGCCGATCACCACGGACTCGTCAAAGGAGAAATCTGGCGTTACCTTTGCCTCCCATGCGGTTAGTACGCCGGTCGAACCGTCAACGTTTAGATCAAATGATTTCGGAATTGTCGACAGTACGTCCTGCGCATATTGCCAGCCGTCCTCGGCCTCTCCGAATTCCGACTCTGAATACCAGCCGCCTAGCTCGGCGAGAATAGCGGACTCGTCCATGCTCTCGAACCGCTGCTGATAGCCGTCGGTACATTGAAACGACACCAGCCCGGTCTGCGGATCATAGACCGGCAAGTCGACCGTGCCGGTGAATACCGTATTGTCGGTCAGCGTTGAGCCTGATGCATCGATTGTCAGGTAATCGATGACAACGGCCTTGCCCGTCCAATCGGTGACATCAATTGACCCGGTGGCAGGGATAATGGAGAAATCCGCGATTCTGGCAGACGACTCCTCCGCCTCGATGTTGATCCTGCCTACCACGCTGGCCGATACATCAGACCCGCCGAGCGTGACTCTTGCCTTCCAGCGCATCAGGCCTGCTCCGCTTCCAGGGTCCAGCTGTAGGATGGTCCGCCCAGGTCGCTGTTGTCCTGCGGCCTGGCGGCATAGACGGTGAACTGTGGATACCAGCCAACGCGATATAGTGTGGCGCCAGTGACGGTCGTCAGCGTCGCTTCGTCAACACTCATGGAGACTGCGGTATCAACCCAGTCATCGCCGACCAGGGCCATACCGAACGGGTCAGCCCCGGTATCGATGCGCCGATCTGCGGATATCGTGATCACGTTGCTGGCAGATTGGGCGTGCATCGGCGCAATGCATTTCATTGTCATAGCAGAGGCATAGTCCAGCATCTGCAGCGCCGGAGGTATCCATCCTGTGGCGGATGTGACGATGCGGGTTTTCTCCCAGTGGGTCATCTTGACGGCAGTACCGTTCATGGACCGGAGGACAGCGCTGCCGCCGTCGACAGGGCTATACCGCTGTTGTAGGTTAAATCCGGCCATGTCAGGAATGACTACGCCGCCAAGTTCAAAATTGATCATTGCGGTCTAATTCCTCGCTTGCGGGATTCAGTCTCGATGTAGTCTGTGCCGTCGCTGTAGCCGCGCACACCGTTGTGGGTCGTCTCCTGGACCGTTTGTACCTTGACCACCACCGGGTTCTGGCTTGCCTCTGCCTGGAGGGTCTGCAGGGCCTCCCGGAAGCTCTGTGACAGGCTGGCCTGGTCGATGTTGGCCGGGACATTGGATAGCAACTCCTTGACCTGCTCGATCTCGGTCTTCTCTTTCTCGCCGTCGATCAGCGATGTCTCTGCCTTCCGGTTCGCGGCCTCAACCGCAACATTGCGGATCGTCTTGCCCAGGTTCGTGACTTCGTAGTTTGAATACTCGCCAGACTCTCCGATCTGCTTGACCATATCGGCGGCAGACCTTGCCTTCTCGATAGCTTCGTCATAGTTGCCGGTATCCAGGGCGTTCTGTGCCTTCAGGCGCTCATACGAGGCGTCTATGTAGTCCGGCGGGTCATCTTGCCCGCCGCCACCGCCAAGCCCCTCGACAAAGTCTTCGAACTCAAGCCTTACGTCATTTGCCTTCTCCTTCGCTTTTTTATACTCATCGACTTTCTTCTTCGCGGCCTCAAGCGCGGTGTTGTGCTTTATGATTTCGTCTTTTTCTTGTTTTATTGATTTCTTTGTATCGTTAGTTTTCTTTCCAAGGTCCTTCGTTGATTTTGTGAGTTCGTCGGTGGATTTCTTGACATCCTCAGCAGCATCATCCATGTCAGACCAGGCTCCGATGATGCTATTTGAGGCCTCTTCGATATCGCCGAAATCGTCCGTAATCCCTTCTCGCAGTTCCCTCGCGTACCGCTTGATATCGTCGGCGTCTTTCTTGAGCCGCTTTGATAGAGCCCCAAATGAGACTTTTGACAATGCGCGGAGGATGAATTGAACCGACTCGGCGACAGCGACAGCGGCGCTCTTGATCACGATCTGCGCAGTGTTGAACGTGATCCGGATGCCTCCGATAAGTGTGGTGAGTCCCTGCGCTATGCGCGTGACGGCGTGGCCGATCTCTTTACCAGATCCTGCGATACCCTCGGCCAAAGACTCCCATACCGCCTTGACCTCCTGAACTAACTTGATCCAGGCCTTGTTCTGCGTGAATACCCTCCCCAGCGTTTCGAGGAAATCACCCTGCGCAGCATCGGCGCCACGGATCGAGCCGTCGTACTGTTTGCCTACTGCCTCAGCGAGCCCGCCGTAATTTTCCGTCAGGGCCTGCACCAACAGATTGACCTTGCCTTGCTGGTCGGCCAGCTTAAAGGCCTCTTTCTGCGCATCTGTCAGCGCAATGCCGTACCGGGACAGGGAGCCAATGCCGGATGTGAATGCCTTACCAAGCGCGATTGCGATTGATTCCAGGTCAACGCTCTCATTGCCCATCTTGCGCTGCGCTTCTGCAGTGTCGAGCAATAGCGGGGTCAGCTGCTGGATCTGGCTGGCGTTGAGTTTAAACGTGGCCAGCATGGCCTGCGCGGAGATTGTCGCCTCGTCACCATAACCAGTAACCTGCTGCAGTGCGGCGGCCTGGTCATACAGCGCCTTGACCTGATCATCGGTTGCGCCGGCCAGGCTCTTCAGGGATGTGGCGAGTTTGGTTTCTGCGCGCTCCTGTGTAGCAGCCGCCTTTGTCCATTTGCCAATAGATGCGATGATCCCGGCAATAGCGGCGCCCAGTCCGAGAATTGCGAGTTTGACAGGCCCGACCGCACGTGAAATTCCGCCAAACGACGACGAGGCGCGCTTGTTATTGCGCACCATCTTGTCGGTTGATTTATCGGATGCCGTCTCGACCTTGCGCAGCGACCCGGCGATCTTCTTGGTCCCGGCCGTGAACTGGTCCTTGAGCTTATAGGCAATCTCGATAACGCGGTCTTTTATCGCCATGCGTGGTTACTCAATATGGGCAGCCGTCCGTGGCCTTGATGGGTTATGCCGCTTTGATAACCATGTACTGGGACAGGCCGGAACCGGTGATGGTGGTATCTTTCAGAATGTCGCCGGTCAGCTGTATCTCGGCAAACTCATCACCGATGAAACCAAGCCCCTGCGCTCCACCGAACTTTGCACGAAAGGCATTGATAAACACCGGAACCCCGGACTGCGCCTCGTTCAGCCCGTCCAGGACCATATCGAACTCCTGAGCCGAGGTTGTCAGTGCCTGCACAACGTCGACCGCCTTTTTGTCATATGTGATCAAAAGACTCTCAGATGCAGTGATCGACCCGGTTGCAATCGGAGTGATGCCTGCTGCCGACACGGTATAGTCGGTGTCCTCGGTGTAGGTGGTGCCAGACGGATCGGTGGTAACGGTCACGGTCTTGCTGGTGTCGATGACGTTTGCGGTTTTGATCAGGGTGGCGAGGTCAGACCCGGCGGAGATCGACTCATCCGTGGCGGTGACAGCAGTCACGGCAGACGTCGAGCCATACAGCGCCATAGCAAGATTCTCCTTGCTCAGATCGTGCATGGTCATAGTGACTTCAACGCCGGTTATCCGGCGCAGCGAGTTGTAGTTTCCGCCGCCTGCGCTGGTGTAGTCGATCAGGTCCTTTTTCTCTTCCTGAATGGCCACGGAGAGAGCGGATACGTTGCCGACATAACGGCCGTTCAGGTGGACCTTGCCCTTGCCAATGTAGCTTTTATCAGCCATTTTAATTCACCTCTGGTTTGGTTGGGTCTCCGTAAAACCGGAGATGGGGGATTGAGTAGATAACCGTAACGCCGACGACGTTACTGCCCTCCGATGGAAAAACGATGTCATCGCTAACCCACTCCAGGCCGTTACCGGTTAACAGCCCTCCTAGGTTCTGCGGCTCGATCTCCATCGCGGTTTGTATATCAGCGAGCAGTAGTTTTGCCACATCAAACGAGTGATCGCCGTATTCTGCCGCCGCTTCGATAATGAGTTGCGCGGATGCCTTTTGCCTCTTTCCTCCCTGCGCGCTTTCTTCGGCTGCTCGACTGGCAACATGGGCGGCGCAATAGGGGAGATCAGAAAGCGGCATCGCGCTTGCCCCGCGCTTTATGTTATCGCCGATATCGGTGTTATATCCGGATGACCTATTGATCGCCGATAACCTGGTTACTGCCTGCGTGACAATATCTGCGAACATCAGATAACCTCCCGCACAATCAGCGCAAACTTGTATCTGTCGGTAGGTTCGACCGTCACCACATCAAACCTCTTCGTCCCGTCGACGATGAAATCGCCCTTAGCCGGACTTGGAATGTCTGCGGCATTGACGTGGTAAACCGTCTCGCTCTCCTGCACCTGAGACATTAACCCGTCTGGGATAAACTCCGGCGATACCGATTCGATGGCATGGACCGTACTCACAACGCCGCCGACGTGGTGGTATTTGACCTCTGCGCCAAGCGTTCGGAACACCGAACGGGCCGCCCTGGCCTGTATATCGCGGATGGTCATTGCTCCCTCACATAGAGCATCCCGTCGCCCTCGATCTTGTCGCCGTCGGTCGTGATGGCGCGTATCGTGATTTTGTAGTTCTCCAGGTCATCGCCGCCGGACAGTTTTACCTGGGCAATGTCGCCGCTCACGGTCTCGCCGCTGGCCGTTACGTCGCCTGATCCGTCAACATTGCCCATGTTGGTTACAACGACAGCGGACACAGAGGCCAGATCATCGCCATCACGCATCTGATCGGAAAAGTCCATGTCATAGCGCAGGTCTTCCCACGGCTGCTTGGCCAGGACGAACAGGTCGGTATCCGGGTCTGTGTACGGCATTAATTGATCTCCCATGTGTGCGAGCGCTGCGGTAGTGACCAAGTGTGCGAGCGCGGGGGTAGTGACCAGACACGCGGGTTCCCCGCGAGGAACTCCCCGGCCCCATCAATCAACACCAGCGGATCAACTGCCGCCCCATAGGCCGTTGCCGGCAGCATGTCAACCGTCACCGCGCCAAAGTGCAGGCCGGGGTTCAGCGCCGTGCCATATGCCGTCGCGGGATCTGGCTGCACCGCCAGGCCAGAGGCCGCCACATCCGCGCCCAGCGCCCGCCCGTAGGCCATGGCCGGGGTAGGCTGCAGCGATAGGCTGCCGAGTACCGGCGTTGCACTGGCAGAACCATAGGCGGTGGCCGGTGTTGGTGTTATCGCGGTACTGCCCAGTTGCACGCCGCCGATCTGCGCAGCGCCATAGGCCGTTGCCGGGTCCGGTGATACCGCCACGCCGTTTTGCAGGATCGTCGGGTTGACCGTGGCGGCATGGGCGACCGCTGCCGGAAGGTCCACGGTAATGCTGCCCTGCTCGATCAGGCTGACAAGGGATTTGCCGTAGGCAGTCGCCGGGGCCGGGGTTGTGGTTATGTCACCCAGTGATGCGCCTGTGATGCTGGTTTTGCCGTGGGCCGTGGATGGCGCAATTACTACACCAATCGATCCTGCTATCGCCGTGACACTGGCCGTGGCGTATGCGGTGATAGGCGATAGCGAAACATCAACGCCCAGTGTGCCAACACTCAGAGAAACCGTTTCTGGTGACCCTGTAGCCACGCCGTCAACATAAAGCTGATAGGTGAATGAATATTCACCATCCGGCGCACCGGTAAACTCGAACGATGTATCCTCGTATGCGTAAAGATCCCCCGCCGACGGCCATGTAACAATCTCACCACGTACTTCTTTGTTGGCATCAGCCGGCAGACTCAAATCGTTGTAAAGATACCCCGGGCCGCTCTCGCCCGTGCTGGGCACTTCGGAGCCCAGCACACCGAGGCCGGTATCACCAACAATCAGCGAGTTTGCGATTAATGGCGCTGTGTCTACCCGTATACTCATGTAGCGGTTATCTCTGCTACGCCAATCGCATCGTTGGAGCGACGAACGACTACCGTATAATCCGTTGCCGCGATAATATTTACGCTGCTAACGGCGCAGATGCCAGATGCGTCAGTAGTCTCACCGGTAAATCGCTCTACCAGATCGCCGGTTGATACGCTGTAAACGTCCACGGTGATGCCGGTATCGCTGGCGTTGACTGTGCCTGTGTTGTTTTTCATGGCGGGTAAGGTCAGCGTACCAACCGGCTGCGCCATCGTGGTGACAGTCCATGTGTCCTGCACTCCACCGATATCAAGAGCAACATTGACTGCGGTTGAGTAGCTTGCAGAGCTGGTCACGCGCAGGGTCACGGTGTCGTTAACAACCACGTTGCCAGATGCTGATGTGTAAGCGCCGCCGTTGATCGAGTACTCGCCACCGGTAATGCTGATCGGCGTTGACGCATCAATGCCCGTCACCGTAATGGTGTCAGAGGTGGTCAGCGTAGACAACGCAGCGCCTGTTTGATCGGTAAAACCGTAGGCATCAGCACCCGCAGCATCTTCCTGTGCACCAATAGATAGGGGCACTGAGCGCGGTTGATTGGTTATGTCATAAGTGAGTCCCGTGTCAACACCACCCGCTAACGCACTCGACCATGATTTAATTCTCGCGTCATACGTTGATATGCTCTCTATATGGTCTGAGATTGTTTGGGAAACAATGTTTCCCGTTCCGGGCAGTGAACTGAGATCAGTGAGGTTGTTGGCTGATGACGAAGAAACACGACTTGCTGTTGCAGCAGCGAAACCGAAAATAATGTTATTTTTTGCAATAGAGTCGCCACCGTAGTTCCCATGCAGCCACGCCCCCCCGCCTCCGCCAACACAGATTAGGATATTATTGTTTATGTTTACTGATGCTGAATTTGTATCGCGTATGTATATACCGTAATTGTTTGAATTTGATGTGTTCGACACTATAAGTGAGTTTTGAAGCGATCCGCCGCAATTTCCTGTAGCTCGAAACGGCCGCTCTGCTGACCCACTCGCGATAAGAATACATCGGTCTACTATCCAGCCACTATCCTCTATCTGCAACGCGCCATCATAACCGGTGGCCTCGATCTGTAGGCCATCAAATGTCACATTCCCATGAACCTGAACCACACTTTTTAAATACACTGAACCGGTAATTACTACGCCACGTGTTCCAAGAAATGCTAGGGCGTCTGACGCAAGATTTATATTTTCATACCATGCATCCCCAGCAGCAGGGAGAATATGAACCCGACCGTTGATGGTTTTTAAATTCGATGCGTCATCAATTCCAGAATAGGAACCGGCATCAACGCTGATATAGTATGTATCAGCCGCATCAATAGTAGATGGCAGGGAATTCCACGCATCTTGCAGCGTCGTATAGTCACGGGCACTCGGGCCGACTGTAATTGTGTAATCAGCCATTATGACCTCGCGTAAAAATAAATCGGCTGGTTGGTCGCGTTAATCACGCCAAACCCATCCAGCGACGGGGAGTAGAAGAAACGTCCGTATGTGCCATTTCCAGCCCTTACAGTTGGAGTGACCGAATTTTCAGCAGCCACCGATAGCTGAGATACCGCCCATATATCGGTACGTGGGTTTGTTGTAAATGACAATGTGTTTATTAGCGTTGTGTCCGTGCTGTTGTTCCACACTGCAACAGAATTTGTACCAGGTATTAACCTAGGTTGGCACGCGCCTGACAATGAAAGCCCTTGCAGCGCCCCAGAAACAGACGGGTAGTAGTAGGTGCTGGTATCGCAGTCAAATACCGCAAAATCATTAGCCAATGACCCACATATAATAAACAGGCAATCATGGTCTGGTAGATACTCGACCCCGACATACCCGTTCCAAGCTAACAGAGACCCGTGGTTCGTCCACACTTGCGTTGCAATATCAAATTTCTGAACTTTTGCCGTGCCAGCACCTCTACGCCAAATTGCATGCCGTGATGGATCGTAACAGGCACCAGACCCTGATGATGTACCGCTATCGGATGAGGGGGCACCGTAAAAATGATCCATCTCCCCTGTCACCGGATTTATAAAAATAGGTTTTGTAGTCCCGGATTGCCCTGAATACCAGGTACTGCCTTGCACAGAAATAACCGGCCCAACATCGGGCACATAGACCGGCTTGTTATAGCTGTGGATAGCCCTGGGCCTACCGTCACTATAGAGCCCAGTTGACTCCTGACCGTCTCGGGTTGTTAATACATTTCCGACTGCACCTGATGGATAGCGCACCATTTCCCATGTTGGTGGTTCATTCATCAAGTTGATCCTATATGGCTCATTGCCACCATAATCCGCATGCCCGCCAGAGAGAGGTAGCCACAGCACAGCGTCATTATTACAAGCGCCACACCATGCTCCGATAATATTGGCATGGTTGCCCATCCATTCCGGCGCTGACGGATAATCTGGATTTATCAGCGGGTCATTTGCCGGGTTGAGATCAGAGAGCTTATTAGTGGCAGGTATTGTTGCCCATGTCTCAGGCGGCATATCTCGTCGCCATGCGGGGCGATTAAACCTGCCCCCATAAATACCCTGGCCGGTTGCTGCGCTGTAGTTATCTGACTGAGGGGTTGCCACTACCGTCTGTACTCCCGCACATATCCTTTAAACCAAATCTGCCTGATCATTACTTGCCACCGCTTGAATCGCATCCCGCCTTCCTCAACGTAGCTAAACCAGGTGCGAAAATCCGGCGACCAACTGGCTCTGACCATCGCACCAGGGATCGGTGACCGCTCAAACAGCAGATACCCGCCCTCGCGCCGATACCGACCAACGGCGTAAAACACGCAGTTGGAGCGATCCGCAAACCAATGGATGATCCAGTTGATCAGGGTCATCTGCTCGCCTACAGATCCCCGGCCGCCATGAACCGCGCCGCCCGCTTCCGGGTCAGCTTGTCGTAGTGCTGGCGGAAACCGTCAGCGCCGCGCTGGGCGTCTTCATCGGAACCAGGCAAGGCAGACAGCGCCCAGTCCGGCCGCTTCATGATCTTGACCCGCAGCGGCACACCACACAGGGCTTTCAGGTCTGCGATAGCGCAGCGGCGGGCAACCTCCGCGCCGTACTTGTCGACCCCCAGACCCAGCAGGCCGATGTAGTGCGGGTAGGCAATGGCCGGGTCCAGCTCGATGGCGCCGGATTCATCCTGCGCGGCCCACTCGGGGAGTTTGATGTCGGTCATGGTCTGCTCCTTATGCGGCCTGCTGCAGTCGGAATTCCGGGTCCTGCAGGGTGAGTGTCTGGCCATCGGATACGGTACGGTCGCTGGACAGGTCCCAGCCGCCCATCACTAGGCGACTGGCCACGGTGGCGTTGTCATCGGTCAGGGCTGCATACCGGGCGCCGTTACCGCTGTCCGGGATCGCGCCACCGGAGGCGGTGAACACCACGTCGGTGGTCTGCACGTAGGCCCAGTCGTTGGTGTCATCCTCGACAATGGCCTCGAAATCCGTCGTGCCCCGCGCCTTGGCCGCACCGCCGTCGGCATAGCCGTTGCCGGTGGCAATCTGGGTCAGGTCGGCCACGGTGTTGGTGTCGGCTGTCACTGCCGCCGCTGATGTGGCAAGCAGCACGTAGAAGTTGGTCGGGAAGGAGCCGCCGTTGAACTGGCCGCGAAACATGCCCTCCAGTAGCAGGCCAAGCCCTTTGTTTGTATGTGGCATCTGTGATTACCTCGATTCTAAGACAGGCGCATACAGATCACTCCGTATGCGCTCGACTTTACTGTCAACGACGTTGACCTTCTGCTCGACCCGCTGAACGTCCTTACGCACACCCTCAAGCCGCTCTGCGATCACCTGCTGTGTTGAGTACATGACCACGCCGGCCGTTATGCCTGCAATGATCACGGCCTCTGCAATCCGCTGCATGGACAGCTTTTGCGTCTGGCCGGCGCGCAACATGAACGGGATAAGGTCCAGCCAGTTTGATGGGTCTTTGTCGAGCATTGGTTAGTCTCCGGATTGGCGCGTCCCTGCGCCTCCTTTGCCGTTACGCTGTCAGGGTTCCGGGGATACCGGTCAGCCAGACATTGCAGCTGGTTTCCAGGTTCGCGCCGTCCGCATCCGCGAGACAGGAGCCGGACACGTCGCCGCTTGCCGGGGTTGCCTGGTTGTCGTCGAACTTGCCAACGCTGGAGTCCCAGATCAGGGACTCGCCCTGCTTGAATACGGCGGCGGATACCTTGTCGACGGTGACGCCACAGTTGACGCCGACCGAGCCAGTGGCGTTCTGAGCAATATCCACCAGTGCGACGGCAAGCGTGGCGTCTCCGGTAGATCCAATTACAACGATGTCGTCCGCTGAAACAGCGGTTCCGGCGTTTGTCCACGGACGGACAATCATGTTGTTGGAGTTGTAAACATTCGAAGCCATTTTCTGTTCCTCTTAATAGTCGAGATGTGCCCGGCCGCGAGCATGCGGCCGGGCTGTTGTCGATTAGCCGCCTGCGTTGCGAACGGCGCCCTCGTAGCCAACACCGCTCACACCAAAGTCGAGACGGGCCTTGTACTGAACGCCGTCGACACCCCAGCCGTCCTGCATGTCGAGGAACGGCTCCTGCTCGCCATCCAGGAACGACACCTCCAGGACTGGGGCCTCATTGGGATCAGCGAAGGAATAGCGCGCGGTGCCGGTCAGCCTCGGCGTGTCGACGATGTCGCTATAGAGCCCGCGCACGCTGTTCGGGCGGCGCTGGTTTTTCTGTGACGCATCGTTGTACTCCTGTGCGTTGATTTCGCGAGCCTGTCCGCCAAGGCCGATGGGCAGAAGCAGGATGCTTGGGCGCAGATCCAGATAGTCGTTGCCGTTCACATCGGTCTGCTTGGCCATCAGAACGCGATCTGCATCGATTGACTCGACAGAAAGGGCCGCAGCCGATCCGATGTTTCCGTGATCGGCATGGAATACCGATTTTCCGTCGCTGAGAGTCGGACCAAGCCCGGAGTTCAGCGCCAGTGTCGCGTAGACCTTGGACTCGATGGTGCGGCGGGCTGCTCGACCAAGAGAGTTTGCCAGGCCGACAAACGCGCCCAGGTCGTCGTTGATGATCGCCTGACGACTGAGGTTGATCAGATTGCCCTTGGTGCCGATAGATACGGACTCTTTTCGGCCGTCTCCAATCTGCTTGTTCTCGAACTCGCCGAGTTCGTTGAGATCGTCCAGATTGCCGAGGGAGCCAATCATGTATCGGTTGTGTGCTCGGAAGTCGGAAACAGAGCCAACCGAGCAGAAGCGAGTCCAGGTATCGGGCGCGGTCATGTAGCCAGCCAGCAGGGCCTTGTGCATGGCGTTTTCCAGCAGCACGGGGAAGTCGCTGGTTGACTGGGTGAAGGCGGATGCGACAACCTCCAGCTTGTTGCGGCCGCGAACGTCGATTCCCGCTCTGGCCAGGCACTCGCGGGAGATATCCATCAGCGTCATGCCGCGATACGGATTGCCTGACATATCGATCCGCTTACCATCCGGGGTCTTGATGTTGGCGCGTGCCAGAATAACGCTGGTAGCGGCGTCAACACGCTTATCGCGCTCATCCTCGATCACCTCGACCCGGGCGCCACCAGCCTGCTGCAGGGACTCGGCGCCTTTTCCGTGAAGAGCAAGCGCCTCCTCGCGGACCGCCTCAACAGTCATGGCCGGGTCGGACAGCGCCTTGTCCTTCAGTTCAGCCATACCCTTGACGGACATATGGGGCGCCAGGATGGAAATCACCTGTTCGTTACGCGCCTTGATCTCTTTTTCGCGCTTGGCGATGGCGGCTTCTTCAATAGCCGTCACATTGACGGGCTCGTCCTTATCGGTGGCGGTGTTAGGCTCTGCCGCCGTAGTCTTTTTGGTAGCCATAGGAGTCTCCTGTTTGGCAGTGATGGCAGCGGCTGCCGCCAGGTGTGGTTTGTATTTGTCAAAATCGATGTTTGCGCAGGCCGCGATACTCACGGATTCGGTTGTGTCATCAATGAGGCCCAATTCAATAGCCTCCGATGCGGTGAAGTAGTGGTCCTCGCCATCTTTCAGCCAGCCCTCGATATCGCTTTTATCCGGGCCGCCTTCGCGCACGTAGGCGCTTGTCATTGCGTCGGAGTACTTGTCGAGGATGTCTGCCTGTCGGT